GAAAATAAAGAAAAAGTCTTGAATACTATTGTTGATGAGATTGAAAAGTTGGTAGAATCATCCGACGAGGTATGGCTAGATTGGGATAAAGAAACTACAAGAAAACACGCTAGATTTACAGTATTTGGTAATTACAATGCTCCAAACTGTAAATCAAAATTGATACCCGAAGGGTATTGCGTCGGTAAATGTTGGCGTTACCCCGACTACTTAGATAAGGAGGAATAAAAATGAAAAAATACAATGAAAAAGTATGGAATGAAATGATAACTGGCCCGTCTTATTTTGACGACGATTTGGACTCTACTTTTGTAGAGGCATCAACTTTAATTTCGGATGAAGGATGGGAAGTTAAAATAGAAGGAAGAAAGGTATATTGGAAGTATCAAGAGTTTATCATGGGTGTCTTTACATTCAAACCTAAAACATGGGAATCCGAAGGGAATGAGTTTCCGCAAGAGTGGCCTAAATGGTTGATATTTAGATTCATAGGTTATGTTTGGGGTTATTATAAAACAGACAATTCTAAGGAATTGAAGTCGCTAGTGGAGTGGGCCAACAATGCTAATAATTGATAGTCGAGAAAAGAAAGGTTCTAAACTAGTTGAACTAGTAGAGTCAAAGGCTAGAGCATTAGCAATACCGATGGAAAAGAAATGGATAGAAGTTGGTGATTATGTCTATGATGATGTTTGCTTTGAGGCTAAGTCTTCTATAGACTTTTTAGGCTCAGTGCTATCTAAGAGAATATGGACTCAAATTGATAACATGGATAGGCACTACAAGACTAATGTAGTAATTATCTATGGAACAATAAAAGAAGCAATAGACGCAGTAATAGACAATTCTTATTCTAAATTACCCAATGCTTCTAGAAGAGTAATGTTGAACAATAAGTTTCTTGGGGCTATTGGTAGGATTACTCTAGATACTGATGTAAAGGCTTTTTGGACTCCGACAGAAAAAGAAGCCGCACTAATAATTACATCTGTTTGTAAAATGAAACCTATGTCTAGAGATGTAATTAGACCACAGGTAATAAAAAGAATATCAACAGATGACCTAAGAATAGATGTCTTAACAAGCATCAAAGGAATATCGGTGAAAAAAGCCAAGGCTCTCTTGAAGAAGTTTGGCTCTATTGCCGAGATTGCACACACTCCCGCTAATGAAATAAACAGCATAGATGGTATAGGGCCGACCATCTCTAGCAGGGTTTTAGAGGTTCTAAACACAGAAAATAAGGTGAAAATATGAATGAAAATATAGATGATGACTGGATGACTACAGATGAATATGATGACAGTATTCTAGATGAAATGCCAATAGAAGAAAAAACAGAAATAGTAAAGGGCGATAAACTACCGGAACTATTAGAAGGATGGGTTAAGGAAGCAACTAATGTTTCTCACTACAACGATATTCCTGCCGCTATGACTGGCTTAGTTATATTAGGACAAGCAATCAAGGAGTTTGTAAGAATACCAATTAAGGCTTCGATAGTGGATAGTAGAATACATTTTGTTTGGATTCAAACTTCGGGAACAGGAAAAAGTGAATTGATGAACTTTGTAATACCTGTTTCGGAAAAACTTTGGGATAAAATAAATGCCTTAGAAGGGTATAGGCCAAACGAACAAATAGAATCACATGAGAAACTTGAGAGGTTCGATAATTTCGATGTTGTAGAATATACAGATGCCGCACTTATTGGTTATCAAAAGCAAATTATTCTAAGGGATGCTGATGAAGACCAAGGGCTTGAAGCAGGAGACATTGATTGGGAAGCAGTGAAGGGTTCTCTAGACGGTCACGGACTAGCCCGTTGGGATGAGTTTACAAACGCAGGTGTTTTCAAGCAGTCTCAACATAAAGAGAGTGTAGTTACATACCTAAATACTCTAATGAATCCAATAGGAGGTTCTTCTCAAATAATTACTAAGAAATTAAAAGAAGGGCCAAAGGTATTTTGCCACTCCGAGCGTTCTGTCCTAGCCACTACTTTTCCTCCCGAAAATTTAGACAAGGCAATCACTGAAACAGGTTTGTTTCAAAGAGCAGTATTGTATATTTGGGAAGTACCCGAACATATCAAGGATGAGATTGATGACATGGTTACTGATAACTTCGGTGTCTTTGAAGACATCAACTTACCAATTGATAAGTACACAGATGGTTTCTTTGAAATATATAAACTAACTAAGGCTAGATATCTAGAAGTCGGTGAAGACCCCAATAAAACAATCGGTTACTCTAAAGGATTCAAAGAAGCACTACATTTGAGGAAAAGAGACTTGAGGAAAATGGTTTCGGAAGAAGACGGTGTGATTAGAGATACTGCTAGAACCTTTATGACTAGACTTCTAATTATGATGGGCAAAATATCGGTTCTTTGTTGCATAGCAGAATCTAAGGACATAAAAGACCCAAGTAAAAGGTTTATAGTAAGTGCTAGAAATGTGAATCAAGCCTCTTTCATTATCCGCAACTGCTATAAATCATTGATTTCGTGGTTCAATCATAGTCTAAAGGTGCGTAAGTCCGACTTGTTGAAAAATAATGCAGGAGTTGGTTTCTTAAAAGCATACAATGATTTGAAAACCGAAGACGGTAGAGTGCCTAAAAATGCCCTATTTGAAAAGGTAAAGGTAGATGCAAAATTATCAAAGGCACAAATCTATAATCGGTGGAAGAAAATACAGGTAAACTTTGAGGAAATTAAGGTCGGAAGGGCAGTCTTTGTAAAACTAAAAGGTGAATGAAATGATAACATGGGAAAATACATTTATAGTGTTTGATGTAACGAAAGGGCCGAAAGTAATTATTGAAACTCTCAATACTTACGGTGAAGAAGGATGGGAATGTGCGAGTATGCTTACTGTAGCAAACACAAACATTGTCGCCTTTCTAAAGCGAAAGCAGGGTGAAGAACCTAAAGGCAACGACGAAGCAGAAGAGATTAGTAAATTGTGGGCCACAAATGGTAAAGGAAAGTGATTACATGAATGTAATGGCTTTGGATATTGAAACCAAGAATATGTCGCATGAAATAGGCGGCTTTGGTAATACCCATATGTTTCAAGTATCAACCGTTGCAACATGGGATGGTAATGTTGGAACAGTGTATGTTGATGAGCCAGTAAACACCTTTGCAAAAAGCGGTCACATAGTTAAATCATTAAGTGATTTAAAATATGATTTAGATGAACACTTTGAGAAGGGTGGGGTAATATTGGGACATAACATTGTTTCCTTTGACCTACCCATATTAAAAAACTCAATGGATATCTACTGCATTAGAAAGTACTTAGATGAGAAGAAGTATATTGACACTAGCCGACTATTGACGGCAGGACATGGTGAAAGGTTTAGGCTACAAAATCTAGGCGAAAATACGCTCAAACAGGATAAACTAATGGATAGTGCTGATGCACCTAAACTTTGGAAAATGGGCCGCTATGATGAAGTAGTAGAGTATTGTTTGAAAGACACTCAAATCGTTTATGACCTTTGGAAGTATGGTAAAGACAACGGTATTGTAAAAGCGTATTCGATTGAGAAAGAGGAATTTGTAGAATTGGAGGTAGATTGGTAATGGAAACTATGGATTGGTTTGGACTTTTGTTCTTTATTATAATAGTCACATTGTTGTTCTTTGCCGCTTTTGGAGGGTCTAATTTGACAGACCAAAGCGTAGAAGAATATATGAAGAGACTAATGAAAGAAGCCCAAGAAGATAATAAATGACTTTAAGACAGGAATGTAAGGATTGTAGCGAATCTACAATAGCCCTTAGAATACAAGGGTTTTACATAGGTTCTTCAAAAAAAGTCAAACTTTGGGAATGTAGAAACTGCGGTAATATTTGGAAGTAATTAGGTCACTCGACTTCACCCCCTTAATTGGGCGTGAAATCGGGTGGCCTTTTTTTTATGGCGTTTTTTTCATCTATTATTTTAAAAAATAGTAAAAAAGAATTTTAAATTTCTTTTATTACTAATCAAAGAAATCTGAAAAAAATAATAACCAAAGTAATGAAAAACCAATAAGACAACTAATTGTAAAAGCCAAAAATAAAGGAATCATTAACCACACACCTCGCACATTAAATAATGAATACTTGTCATAGCAATAGGAAAAGAAACTATTATTATTAACAATAATGTTTTTGAAAACAATTCATTAACGCTCATAATATCACATCAAAAAGTGTATCTACAAACCTTTGGCCCAATATTACTGTCGAGTGCATCGGCGTGAACCGGCGCAATGAATAATTTTGTTCCATCGGAGTTCCAATCAAAGCCACCAATAAGAGTAGATTGCGTAGCAGAAAATTGCCCTACATCATTGTTAATACTCATTGAACGAGCAAATGAAGCGGTTGATACATCAAAACCAGTGCTAAGGTCAAACTCGGCTAATTTAGGATGATTTGCACTTCCCGAAGCAGGATTACCTGCCGAGTTTCTGTAAGAGATGAACATTTTAGTCCCAGTAGGATTGAATCGAATACCAGTATAGTTGATTATACTGTCTCCATCATCATCTGTTGTTCCGCTTAAATTAGTGGTTGATTTACTACCGGCACTTAAATTCCATGCTGTAGTCAAAGTAAGTGTAATTACCGAACTACCATCAGCAACAAATAATTTAGTTCCTGTGTCATTAAATGCTAAACCCTGCGCCCCCGAACTATACAAAGAAGAACTTACAGTTTGGGTTGAACCAGTAGTAGTGCCAATATCATATGGTGTTGAAAGGTTGTAACGCACGATATTAGTAGAAGCATTTACTCCACCAACATAGATATAGTTTCCGCTATCGCCAAACACTAATGCTCTAGTAAAATTGTTGCCTATACTAAGTGTATCATCTGCTGATGAAAAACTAGGAACGGCACTATCATCAAAACTATATGACTTAATAGATGATGCTGAATAATCTGCTAAAAGTAGTTCATCCGGCCCATTTACTAGTTCAGTAAGGATTTGACCCGTTGCTGCTCCATAATCGGAAAATGCAATACCATCTAAAGTATAAGCCGCTGTTGCCGCATTAGCCTTTTGTTCAGCACAAGAACCTGCAATAGCATTATACATTAAAATCAAACTCCTAATGCAATCCAATTATTAGAACCAATACCAATACAAGTTACAGCATTAAAATCCGCTACTGTTATTACTGTATTAGCACTACCACCGTTAATAGTAGAACTATTTGTAGCAGTAACAGTAATATCTCCGCCCGATGTATTTAGTATAGTAAAATGGACTCCTGCCGCCGGACTAGAAGGTAGTGTTACATTACCTCCACATATAAGGTATCTACCTGCATGGTTAGTTTCGGTTAAAGCACCCGAACTTACCGTAACAGTTGGTAATCTTGTAGAGAAAAAGGTTTTAGTTGGGGCTACCGTTACACTATCTAGTAAAGTAGTAGTTCCAGTTACTTCTAATGTATCCGCAATAATAATACTATCTGCTAATTTATCACCATCAACTGCATCATCGGCAATGTGTTGGGTATTAATTCCATCATTTTTAACCCGTATAGTATCGCTATTTGTTTCAATAGTAGAATCATCTACATTTACTGCTATTACTGCACTTGAAGCAGTAAGGCCATCACCTGCAAATAAAGTAGCAATATCATCAATTGTCTCTTTATGTATGCCATTATCTCCACTATCATTAAATGCTATTGTATCTCCACTTGCTATTGCTTCAGCAGTTAAATTGTTTATGTCTAAACTTAGACTCGGTGTTCCAGTTGTAGCACCACCCGCCAAACCGCTATTAGAAGCAGTCGTAATACCTTCAATATCGCCACTACTTGAAGAAACAGCCGCCCAAGTTAGACCACCTGCCGCACCACTTTGGGCTTGTAGAAAATATCCGTTTGTTGGAGAATTAGAAACTTTAAGGTTGTCTTCATCAACAACATTAGAAGCAATAACAGTAGCACCATCAGCAGTAGAAGTAACTTCACCAGTATGATTGGGGTGTTCATATTCTCTATCAATAATTAAATATCCATTAGTCAAGGAACTTCCATCCACTGAAAAAGAATCACTTATTGCATATAGCATTACAGATTCTAGAGGTCTTAATTTTAAGTTGTTTACATCGGTTTGTCTATAATCCTCACCAACGCGATTATCCTCAAATTTATCCGAGGATTGGGTAGTTACTGTTAAATTAGAAGTATCTACATTTTTAATTATAATAACTCTACTTTCAATAGATGCCGCCGAAGGCAAAGTAATTGTGCTACTATTACTAGAAGCATCTACTACAAGCAAAGAAGTAGTTCCATCATATTGCGTTACTCCCGAAGCACCTAGAGCCAATGCCTTTTCTATTGAAACCAAACCCTCAACTACTAATAGTTCTGCTTGAGCAGTTAATGTTCCGTCACCGTCCGAAGTTAAAACTCTATTAGCGGCATCTGTAGCAATAATTTCTTCTAAGTCCAAATTAAGTGTCGTTGCACCTGCCGCAGTCAAACCATCACTTACTGTAATTTCTGTTAAATCCAAATTGATAGTTGCTGAATAATTCCCACTTGCAGTATTAGTTTCCGAAGCAATATCAATGCCTGTCCCCTCACTTAAATCAACACCAGTAATATCTCCTTGAGGTGCTAAGTCAGCAATAGATTGAGCAGTAATGGTTCTAATGGTATTAGAATTATCACCGTCTTGAATAATAACTTTGCTATTAGCCCCATGAGCAGTGGCAGTTGGTAGAGTATCTAGTTTATGTAATCCCGTCATAGTAATACCATTAGCGTCACCAGTCAAAGTACCAACTTCGGTATAAGCATTTGAGTTTTCATAGCCTATGCTTACACTGTTTTCTTTTTTAGCCGTTGTAAAATACTGTATTAACCGTTGTGCGCTGTTCTCACCGTTTGACAATCGAATCATAGCAATGGGTATATCTCCGGCAGTCAATTGAGGAACGGTATTTAGAGTCTCTTTGTTTCCATTGTCTCTAATAGCAAGAGTATTATTGGCCGCTACAACTAGGAGAAAATAGCCATTGCCCGTAGAAGAAGGCTCATCAAAGGTACTTGGAGTTCCCGATGTGAAGGTAGTAGTGGCATCATTAGAAGGAACAAGTATTACTTTACCATCACGCATAACCTTACCCGAACCAACAACGAATTGAGTATTTCCGCTTGAATCTGTTTGAACAATGCTAAAGTTTTCTGTAGTAGAACTAGTAGCCGCATTTAGAATAGCATAGTTTCCTTGAACTCCGACTGCTAATGCTTTGAATAAACCACTATGGGGAAAGTCTACTTCATCTACCATTCCACCCAAAGTTGGGTCTACACTTAATCGGCTATAGTTTCCATTGTTCAAACTGTTCGTCATATCATTCCACCTCTATAGTAACATAAAAATCTACATCTTCACCGGATGCAAACGGCCCTATTCCTTCAAAGGGAATGCGAGTTAATAGTTGGGTATATTCAGCAATTGAAGTTCCTGCGCCATTGGTGTATTGCTTATTGAATATACCAATCTCTCTAATAGTATATCCGGCAATAGAAGCCCCCGTTACTGTAAACTTAAACTCTATTACATTATTATCGCTTTGAGATGCCGATGCTGAAACATCAACAATAGGTACATCTAAATCAGTAGTTAAAGGGTTTGTTGAATTACCACCAACACCTATTCTAGCCTTTAGATAAACAGCCGATAGATGGGTTGCCAAACTAGTTCTCAAGTCGTCTGTTATCATAATTCAGTCTCCAAAATTGTAGTTATGCTAGTAGAACCAATAGAACCAAAACCAATGACTGCACCAAACCCAATTCGCTGTGAGAAGCCAATGTTAAAAGAACTTCCCCCACTTCCACCGACCCTGTTACGAATTAAAAGTTTGACTTCCTTTACTTTTATGCTTTCAAAGAAAGAAACACTAGTGTCCGAATCCTTGAAAACCTTGGGCCTAAGAGCCGCTACTGTCTTTTTATTCTGTAGTTGGATTTCAGCAAATCTATCAGTAAGGCCCTTGCTGAACCTACCCAATTCCATTTTTATGAAACCGTCCATTGTGTGTTCCATTTGAAGAATAATGTATTCATTCAATTGTACATTCTCTTGAATAAGTTCTAGAGTAACAAGGTCGCCCGATTTAACTTGAGATATATTTAGATGGCCCAGTTCTACGGTTATTTTTTCGTTGAGAGTAGAGTGCAACCTAAGCAATTCACTAGCCCTTCTATCAACATCGGGTTGAGTAAACAAGGTATCATCATCAACTTCTAATGTTTTTCTTCCTCTCTTCTTTATGCTCTTTTGATTTTGTCTCTTAGACTTAAAACCCGACCCATAGACAATAACTTCATTGTAGAAGTCAAACAATACTTTAGATTTAGAAAAGTCTTTAATTTCTAATTTATTGTTTCTATCACTAATAAATAGTTTAGAATCGGAATTAGTAGTGTCTTTATCCGTTAATGAAAACTTATCATTATCATATATTATTTTCTTATTCTTTCTTTCCACCAAATAATTAATTGCACTAAACAAATCAATACCTTGGTAGTTTGGTGCTAAGAATAATGGGTAGTTTTCTTCATAAGAAGTAGTGAACTCAATGTCGTTTTCTTCAAGTAAATCATTGATAAGGTCTTCTGCCTCATTACAAATAGAAACTACAGAACCAATCATTGCCCTCTTAGGTCTTCCTTTTATGTTGTTATTGGTTGTTATAGTGAGTATCTCGGATATTGAAATAACTCCCTTTGTTTCTTTATGTTTTCCAAAAGTAAGGTCTGTGCCTTTATCTGCGCCATTTGATTCCAAATCTATCGAAGTCTTAAATGTAGTTTCTCCATCACTAATACATAGGGCCTTACCAATTTCTACTTCTCCTGTAGAACTATCGTAGAATTGAAAAACTGCAACATCGGGGTCACGACTAACAACCCATTGTTTCGTTGCCGACCCATCCGTAACTCCTATTGAACCGTCTAAATCTACAAGAGCATACATGGATAGAACGCCTTCGTTATGTCCTATATTTTCTGTATCTCCTGCCGAAGTACCCGAAACAACATCAATATATCTAGAAGAATTATTTCCCGACTTTATTAGATATGATTGAGTTGTAGAATATGTTTTATCCTCGTAAGGCATTTTAGTATATTCCGAAGAGAGTGTATTCAACTTTATTTTGTTCGGAGTAAAACTATGGGTACAAGTATGATTGGGTTGCATGACTCTATAATATCCGGCAGGAAGAGATTGGTCTGTTAAAATAACATGTCTTTTAGTAGTGCTTCCAGTATCTATTTCATGCGAAACAACATAAGCAATATTTGTAGGAATCATATTATTTATTGAGTTTGGCTGTGAGTCCAAAGAAATTGTTGTAGTAACAGCAATAGAATCAGCCGCAGTAGAACCCACCTCTCCATGTTCTGTTCCTTTTTCCGAAACCAAGTAGCATCCTGTTAAGTCTTTAACATAATCCAAATATGGATATGTAGCGGAGTTTAGAATGTATTGATAGTTACTAGTTCCCGAAGGCCCATCTAAGGTAGCGGTAGCGGCAGGTAACTTAACTCTTAACTTGAATCCCATGTATATTCCTTCGGCATCTGTAGCCGTAATAGAAGTTGTAGAAGAAGAACCATTATTGTTACCCCCGTATATGTGATTAAAAACATTAGGTCTAAGAGTAAGACCCATGTTCAATAGTGTTCCCCCAGTATAACTTCTTAGATGAGTATTGTCATTAGGAGGAAATACTGTACCCGAAGAAGTCATAGGTTCGGTAACTCCATCATCAATATTGAATCTATCTAAGACTACTCCAAAAATACCGTATTGTAAAAAGGCATCACTAGTGGCACTGCCTTCACTAGAGTATGGCAGTGAGTCTAAAGCCTTGAAGTATAAACTTGAATGTGCAGTTTTATCTGTACTTAAACTCGCACTTCCAAAAGTAAAGGGCAATACTAAATTGCTGTAATGATGTGTTGCATCAACTCCTGTGGCCGCACCTGCATTAGTTGGCGCAGTAAATTCTTCTGTCATTTTTTCATCAAAAGAACTACTAGTATATACTCCTCCATGAAGCATACCCTTTAGCGGGTGTGGTTTGTCTGTAAATATGTTAGTGCTGTCGCCATCTCCGTGACCCGTTACGAGACTAGTATGTTGCTGTGCTATGAAAACTCCACCACTTGTAGGGAATGAAGAATCCGAGCCAGTAAGAACTACATTTCCTCCTCCCGAACCATAGCCTAGATTTTTCAAATTGATTGTCGCACCGCTTTTACCCGATGCTTCACCAATCATATTACCGTTTGAATCACAAATTATATCTCCATCGGATATTGCCGTAGAGATAGTGCCATCCAAAGTAATACTAGTAGCATTGGCACTACTAATGTTCAAAGTAGTCCCTCCCGAATCAACAATGGCTGAAGTAAATGTGTGAAAATTATACTTAAACTTGTTAATTGTTTTCTTCTTCTCCGGTGGGTTTTCCGAATCGAACTGATTGAATGTAGAATCGAAAACTAATTCAGTTAATCTCATCATACCAAATGTCTTTAATTTACTAACATCAGCCACATCGTATTCAATAATATTAGCACTTTGATAATCAGTATCTAATATTTTCTTAGATATTCCCGAACCTTCGTAATTAGAATGTTTTGTAGAAAACTCATCCTCATTAGGTTCGTTTAATAGGAATAACTTAAACTTCTTCAAGTCTCTATTTGAATAAAACAAACTATCCGTTCTAAGCCTAGAGTATGGTAATAAATCCGAAGTTGCAAATAAAAACATTCTTGAAACCTTTGGGTCTATTTGTTCTATGAAATCCTTAATGTAGTAATTGCTCTTGATTAGGCCACCTTGAGTTGGGTCTGCGGAAGTAAATACTCTTGGTTTAGTATGGCCGCTTTCATAGATATCATAATCCCAAAAGAGTGAGCCGCTAGCAGGATATGTTCCTCTTTCTTCAATGGGTAAGTGTCTGTGCGCTGTTTCTTGAAATCGGCTAGGTATTTTTTGAAGAGTAGTTTGTCCGTGACTTAGTTTGTATGCCGAGGAATAGTATTGTAATTTACTACCGCCTCCGTAATAATTGACATCGGATTTTAATGACACTTCGCTAGTACTGCCCGCCCCAGTTCTAAGATAGTAATTAGTAGCAATTGCTTGGGTCTTTCTGTTAAAGTCACCCTTTTCTATGTGATTTAATTTATAAATAGAAGGCCCAAATCGTTCAGCATATGTTTTCATCAAAGAATTACTTACTGCGCTAGTGGGTCTAGTAAAATTGTAATATGTTGGTTTTTCATAATTACCTGCATTACTACCATATTGAGAGTTCAACAAAGTGACATATTTACCACCATGCAAATGTTCTCCATTTATGAAATATAAATTAGTACTGTCTTTAGAAACATAATCCGATAAGCCGGAAGAAGCGGCACTCAATACAGAAATAGTTGCACCCGAAGAATAATTTGTAGCAGTTCTATCTAAGAATATTCTGTAAGTATCTGCACTACCTCCCCCTTCATAAGCAACAACCTGCAAACAATATCCCACAAAAGAAGAATCCACATATATAGGAAGACCCTCTTTTGCCACCGATTTTATTGTTGAAACACTAGATGGTAATACATCAAGCCATTTATTTGCGGTCAATAGGGAAGAAGTTGAGGCGTTTGTCGTTGTCCCTATTGTAGTGTATGTATTTTCATAATTATCATAATCGTTATGGTCGGCTCTACCTAAAGTCAAGGGCAAATAAGGTGCTATCTCGATTGTTGTTTTACCATCTACAGTAGACATATTCAATATTGAAAAGTCCATAAGAGTATTAACAGTATCAAATGTTTCAAAATTAGAACCACCGTCACTTAGTCTCGCTTGAAATTGCTCATCCTTTCTACTTACAGATGAAGGGTGATGTATGTGATATCCTACTGCTCTTGTATCTACCCCAGTGCTTCTAGAAGTAGTAGTTCCAACCAACAAAGAATCATCGGCTATGTTTATTCCGCTTTCAAAGAAAAGCCCCTTGTCAGCACTACCAGTCAAAGAAGTAGCAAAAGAAGAAAGTTGATTATCAGCCGATAATGCTTTATTAAACATGTAGTTTTTATTTGCCTCTCTCCAAATTTCTATTTCATTATGTGTAGTAACATAAGTTCCATCGGCTAAAGGCATATGTTTCATAGTAACTGTTGTTATTCCCAAACCACTATCTGTAACAGTACCATTAACTTCTCCAATATATGCAACAACTCCATTCATATACTTAGCATATATTTTATCCCCACCCCCACTATTTAGGGCATTGACGGTTTTTGTAGTGTCTAAAGTGAATGTTACACTATCAAATGTAATTTCATCTCCATTTGTTAATTCACCAACCTTTTCTAAAGAATTAAATGGACTCAAACTAGAATAAACAATGTCCTCGGAAAATAAAGTATTCTTATTTACAATTGGAGATATTAGTTTAGAGTAACTATCTCTTCCCGAAATAATCATCATGTTTTGACCGTATTCTCTTTCAGTTTCTATTTGCTCAACTTCCCCGCTAAACCTTTCTATTTCTAAAACATAGTCGCCAGTAACATATTCTAATGCTGAATAAGGAGAACCATATTTTTCTCCCAAGGCATTATTAAAACTTAGAGTAAGTAGTTTTTTATGTTCATTAGAACTAGTAACAGTTGCTTCTAATCCCTCGTAGTTTATGTCGGATATTACAACTCTTAAACTACTTTCCCTACCTTCTATAATAGGAAATGTCGTGAGAAGAGTTGAGTTTAAACTGCTAAATGCCCTACGATATAATCTATCTCCGCTAGATAAAGTATAAGCGGAACTAGAAAAAACCTTTGAAGTTTCTAATCTACTGTCGGCAGTAAATGTTATGTCTTGAGTATTATTCGTCGTATCTAAGTTATCTCTAGCACTTACTCTTAATACTCTATCACCGACACGAACTTCTTCATTTAGACTGATTATATCCTTTAGGTCATAGTCTCCATCTACGGAAAATGTATATTCATTACCGGAAACATTTGCTGAAACTGTTGCTTTCAAAGGAAACCATTCAAAAAAGTGTCCTCTTTGTACTTGGTGTCGAACTCTAAGAGCATCAAACTCATTTATTTTAGAAGGCATTATTCTCAAAGTATCAATGAGTTTTGCCTCGGCATAACCCCCTCGACCACCAACAGATTCCTTAACCATTGAATTGATAACATAAGGGACATCGTTTGCCTTCGATGGAGAGAATGAATAATGAGCATATCGAGTTGGCCCTAGCATGGCTAAACCATTTGTTATAGAAGAACTAGCATTAGCGGTGGGTCTTCTAGCGTGTAAGAAACATTTGTTATAATCTGTAAAGTCATTGTTTACAGGAGTCAATCCTTCATTAGAAGTTTGTTTAGTAGAACTAGCGGCATTTCTTGGGTCGTCTAGATTCTTTAGATTATCAACTAGAGATGCTTTAATTGAATAACTACTGTAGTCCTTTATGAAAAACCCAAAGTCGGAAGTAGTGACAAAGGTAGTTTTATCACTAAAAGTATTAACCGTAGCGGTGCTAATTAAGGAATTGTCTTCGTATTGTAAAAAATACTTAGTGCCGTGGTCTAGTTCGTTCTTCTTGTCTAACCTATCATTGTAAAAATAAAAATAAGGTCTTGAACACATGTATGATTTATTTATTCTATATGTTGTAGAACCCGCAGTAACTTCTGTTGCTCTAATTCCCATTGATACTGCAACTACCGAAGTTTCAGTAATAGGTGGCCCTTTGAAAATAATAAACTTAGTGTCTTTGGGTATTTGTTTTCCAAGTCTAGGCTCAAACTCAAAGGTATCTCCCGAAACATCATCAGTTAATGTTTCAGTTATTTTTGCAAAATGGTGCATGAGTGCATTGTCGGAATGAATAAGAACGAAGTAATCATATCCACTATCGAGAGAGTTTAGTCTAATACCCGTAGAATCATAGTCGCTGTAGCATTTAATTTTATAGCCTTCTGTATTTTCCAAGTTATTGTATTCAGTTGTAGAATTATCACTGCCTTCTAATTGTTTAATAAACGAAGGACTGTAACTATCATCTGTAGATATAGAAGCAAATAGTCTTCTAGTGTCATCTAAAGTAGAACCCTCTCTAATGATAGGATTGGTAGGACAATCAAAGTTTATAGAATTAGTTGCGTCAGCGAGAGTTACAACTGTAGTTGGATTTATTGTATTGCCCTTTCTAATAACATGAACTGTCATCCGTCTACCTCCTCAAATCTAAAATAAAGAACCGTATTGGCAAACCTAGGTGTCAAGTTAAAAACATTGAAAGTATCTACTGCCATATTGCTTATTGCAAATTCGTGCATCTCTCCCATAAATTGATTATTAGAAACAGCAGTATTCGCACCCGTTCCACCAGTTCCGTTTGCTCCTAAAAAAAAGTCTTCCTTATCAAATGCAAAGGAATCTGTAGCGTCATGGGTAGAACTAGCAACTAAATTACCATCTAAATATATTCTCATTAATTTAGTAGTATTATTATATGTAACTGCGATATGATTGAAGTTATCTACATATGAAGGGTGCTGTAGAGTTTTGACATAAATATCAGTAGAGTTCAAATCGGTAGATTGACTAGTATCTAAGAAAACATTTCCATTAATAGTTCTAGCCTGTGTGACTTTACCTATTGATGTAGCAACACCACCACTTACTGTAAAAAGTTCTTGGCCTTCATAAAAATTATCTTTGGCAGTAGAAGAAAAATTCAAAGTACTGCCGGAGTTTCCCGAACTATCAGTGGTTCGTTCAAACGAATGCGTATATTTCCCATCTAAATTAAAAACTCCTTTAGTAAGAGAGTTGGTAGTATTATTTGCCAAAGGCCAATTTATTCCCAAAGAGGGCTTTATTAAAACCGGACTATCCAATGTTTTAGTAGTAGAACCTAAAATTAATTTAAATCTAATTTTATATTCGGCGGGTTGATTATGATTATGCGAGGTAGTATTTACCAAAGAAACTTGTACTTTAGTGCTATGAAATATTCTCATTTCATGGGTAAGTTTTGCAGTTTCGGATAAGTAATAATGTGATAAATTATCTGTAGAGGTTTGGTCTGTATCTATCGCCGGAATTATTTTTTTAGAGTTTTCTATGCTTTGTATATTTAGCGCATGAAATCTACTAGCATATCCGTTTATGTCGTAAGGAGTAATTGTTGTCTCAATAGTAAATGCGTCTTGTAATGCCCAAACACCATAGACATTATCATCGCTAGTTCCAGTTGTTGAATCAGCACCTTTTGGTATATTGTCCGAATAATCTATTTTTACATGTGCATTGCACATAACAGGGAAGACTAAACTTCGTTGTTTTCCTGTTAATATTCTATACATTATTACACCTCAAGAAATTGCATCAGCAATAGTAGTAGCAATGTTTCCACTAGGGAATACTCTAGCAACTTCAAACTGCATACTAAAGGAAATATCAATTGTTTCGGAATCTATAGTAGTATCAAAACTTCGGATAAACCCTTTCATTCCCTCGGAAAATTGGTTTATGGGGAAGTCACTAGATAGTATCGCACCTCTATTGTCTCTCTCTTTTTTATTGCCTCTAGCCGCATAGTTAAATGGTATTACTTGAGTAGTTGCTGTTCCTGCACCCAAATCAACTCCTCTTTGCCTACCTTGTTCATCCACCTTAGAGTCGTAAAGAAAAACCAATTCATTTATTGCTTGGTATGTTTGTAGTCCAGTAGAATCTACGCTAGCATGTATCATTTGAGCCAATTCAATAGCAGTATATGTTTTAGCACCTGTAGGAGCATCGTCTTCCGCCCAACTTTTAGTAATAGAATCCTCAACAATAAAACCTTGTAGAGAGACG